GAACTTGGGTTGATACTTGATGTTCAGAACATAGCAAACCTAGAAGAAGGACCAGTGACTACTTGGTATGGCTCCAAAATTCAAACAAAATCACAAAAGATTTTTGCTGTCGAATGTTTCCTAATTGAAAATTCGCATATTGGAACTTTCTTGATTTTGGTTGATGAAACAAAGAAAAGTGTGTATGTGATATGAACAATAACGACCAAAGACCAATTGTTGTAATTGATGGAATGAATCTTTTCATTCGATACTTTGCTGTAAATGAAACAATGAGCGCCGAAGGCAACTGCGTTGGTGGCACAATTGGTTTCATCAAAGCTGTGAATGGGATAATTGAAACGTGGAACCCTTCAAAAGTTTTCATTGCCTGGGAAAAGGGCGGAGGCTCTGAAAGACGGAAGAGAATATTCCCCGAATACAAAGCAAATCGTGCCAAGTCAAAGGTTTTTGACGAACTCTCACCAGCCCGCTCAGGTCGTCTTCATATGGATGACACCGAGAACAGACAATATCAGCAACTTCTTTTGATCAATCTCTTGAAGAAAACACCAATACGACAACTGTACCTCCGCGAGATCGAGGCGGATGACATTATCTCTTTTGTCGTTTCTTCCAAATTCAAAAACTCAAAGGCAAAAAAAGTCATCGTATCAAGTGACAAAGATTACTACCAGTTGTTGGATGATGAAAATGTTGTTGTTTATGATCCAGCAACAAGGAGCATCGTGACAAAAAAAGAAGTCAAAGAAAAGTTTGGAATAGAGGCTCGAAACTTTTGTGTTGCTCGCGCTTTTGTGGGAGATAGTTCCGACAACATTCCCGGTGTTGATGGTGTTGGTATGAAAACTATTTCAAAAAGATTTCCTTGTTTGGCTGAAGATAGAGATGTCTATATCCAAGAAGTTCTTGACCTTGCAAAAAAAGAAATGGACAGTGGTTCAAAGATAAAGGTGCATGGGCTAATCTTAGAGGCTAAGGAAGACGTCTTGAGGAACTGGGAGTTGATGTACCTTCGGGACCTGAATATCTCAGCAACTCAATGTCAAAAACTTGAATGGCAAATCGATAATGAAGAAAGAGTATCAGATAAATTTTCCTTCATAAAGGAGCTGATTGCATCAAAAATACCCGTAAATTTTGATGTAGACCGATTGTTCAGAAATCTGAACAATGTAAATTTGTGACAGGAATTTTTTCACTGAGCCCTCTCTTTATTCCTACCGATGGCTGAAATCAAATCCCGTTTCGCTTGCCAGCGAGCGGCTTTCTATTCCCTTTTTGAAGGTGGAGAACCAAATGAACTTAGTAGATGAACAGATGATTGAAGAAATAAACGAAGAAACCATACAGCCAGACGACGACGAAAAACAGCAGAAAAAGCATTTCTCATTTGATAGGAACTTCCAAGAGAAGATTGTTCAAGTTCTATTTCATGATAAGGCATGGGCATCTCAAATCCAAGAAATCTTGGATCCATCCTTCTTTGAATATGCGTACCTGCAAGTCATAACACAGATTTATTTCAACTACAACAACAAATACAGAGAATATCCTTCAATTGAACTTCTTAGCACATTGATTGCAGAAAGTTTCAAGTTGAAGAAGATCAAGACAGATCAGTTGTTGATTGCTCAAGTTAGAGCATTTCTTCCTAAGTTAGTTGAACCAACTAATGTTGGTGACTTTGCTTTTGTAAAAGAGAAAACAACCGACTTCTGTAAAAGAGTCGTTCTTCAACAAGCTCTCGAAGTATCTGTTTCCAACATTCAAAGAGGAGACTATGACGGCGTTGCTGAAACAATTAGAAAAGCCCTTGCAAAAGGAATGACTAATACAAAGGGTTTGGATTTGTTCAACCCAGCAGACATTGATGCAAGATACAATGGAGTATTTCGTAGAACAATTCCAACTGGTCTTGATGAACTTGATGGCAGAACCATTTTGAATGGTGGTCTTGGTCAAGGTGAGATTGGATTTGTTGTTGCTATGTCAGGTGTTGGTAAGAGCCATCTTCTTACTCACTTTGGAGCTGAAGCAATGCGTCGTGGTTTCAATGTTCTTCACTACACATTTGAGTTGAATGAAGGTGCTATTGCTATTCGATATGACTCAAACTTGATTGGTGTTGATTCATCTTATTGCTTTGAACACAAAGAAGCAATCAAGAAGATGTATGAAGACAACAAGGACGTGTTTGGACGTTTGATTATCAAGCATTATCCAACAAACCAAGCGAATGTAAACGTTCTTCGAGGACACATTGAAAAGTTGAAGACCGACGGATTCTCGCCGGATCTCATTCTTGTGGACTATGCTGGCATCATGCGTTCAACTGAAAAGAGCGATCTTCTTCGTATTGAGTTGAAGAAGATTACGGAAGAGCTTCGAGCTTTGGCAGACGAAGTGCGTGTTCCTCTTTGGACAGCTCTTCAAGCTAACAAGGAAGCCGCAGGAAATGATATTGTTGACATGACAAACATGGCAGAGAGCTTTGCTCAAGCTGCGGCAGCAGATTTTATTCTTGGTCTTGCAAGAAAGTCAGAGCAAAAATCGACAGGTATTGGAACGTTGTTCATTGCCAAGAACAGAGCAGGAAAAGATGGATTGAAGTTCAATATTCATCTTGACACAGCTCAATCAAGATTGCGATTTCTGAATAGTTCAGAAACACCTACATCTGGATATACTTCAAAAGCTGGAAAAGAAGCTTGGAAGCGAATTCAAGATGGACTCGATGGTACTTCTATGAAGTTAGAAAATTTGTGAGTTGAGAAGAGATGGAATACAAAGAAGCGTTTGATTTAGCAAAACAATATTTCAAGGGAGATGACCTTGCGGCAACTGTTTTCCTTGGAAAGTATGCCTTGAAATCACCAAAAGGTGATATTGAAGAGCCAACACCAGAATACATGCATCGACGTCTTGCAAAAGAATTTGCAAGAATTGAAGCAAAATATCCGAATCCAATGAGTGAAGAGGAAATCTTTGGTTTGTTCAAAGACTTCAAGTATGTTGTTCCGCAAGGCTCACCGATGGCAGGTATTGGAAATCCATATCAGGTAATGAGCCTTTCAAACTGTTTTGTTGAGGGAACTAAGATCCACACCAAAAAAGGCGTCAAGAAAATTGAAGATGTTGATTTGGGTGATGAGGTCCTGACTCACAAGGGAAGATATCGAAAGGTTGTACAGTTGCACAAAAATAAGCTTGATGGAAGACAACTGTTTTCATTCAAAGCTTACAGAACGCCAGAAATCAAAGTTACTGGAAATCACGAATTCATGTCGATTTCCAAAGAACAACTTGCTTGGGGCAAGGCTCCACAATTCAACCCAATTCAGTATTTGCGCCAAGGTGACTACATCCAGGTTCCAAAAAACCTTGAAGAAATCGGTGAGCGTGGAAGCTTGGATTTGTTTTCTGTTTTCGAGAACGGCTTTGAATATGGAGATTGTGTCTATGAAACAACAGAAAAAGAAAACGGTCGCTTTCAACTTGTCACAGTGACTAAGGATGGAAAGCGACGTCCTCACACAAACACAACCCCAAAGACACTTCGAATTGATGAAGATTTTGCATATTTTCTTGGTCTTTGGTATGGTGATGGTTGTGTGTTTGGAGAAAATACCAAAAAGACACGGAACCAAAGAAACAAGAAGAGCAGGGTTTGTTCAAAGGTTCGTGGACTGACATTTACTTTCGGTTCACACGAAACTACTCTCATTAATTTCGTTTTAGACTACCTGACCAGAAACGAAATTTCTTTTGATAAGAATGAAAACAAGGATAACACAACCCAAATCGCAATTCACAATGGCGCTTTGGGGTATGCCTTTGAACATTTCTTCGGAAGAAGATTTGATGGAAAATGCCTTCCCGAATTCATTCATTCTTGGGACAAGTTCCTTGTCGCATCGCTGTTGCATGGACTTGTTGACAGTGATGGCACCATCACGAAACAAGGTGACATTCGTGTGGTGATGTCAAACCCAGATTTCGTTGAAAGCGTTTATCATTTGGCACGAGCTCACAACTTCCTCGTCGGAATTTCTTCAACAGGAAAAATTTCGCGTCTTGATTTCGGTCGTAACGACGAATTCAGAAATAGAAGCCTAAAGTCATATGAAGACGATCGACTTTCTGCTTTACTGTCAAACAAAACAAATCATGTTATCAACATTGATGGCACCAAATTTGTCCAAATACTCTCTAAGCAAGAAGTCTCTGACAAGCCGACATTTGTCTATACGTTTGGTGTAGAGGAAGACCATTCATACTCTGTAGAAGGTTTGATTGCCAAAAATTGTTTCGTTATTGAAAGTCCATATGATAGCTACGGAGGCATCCTCAAAACCGACCAAGAGGAAGCTCAGCTGATGAAACGACGTGGTGGTGTGGGATTTGATATTTCCACCATCCGCCCAAAGGGAATTCACACAAACAATGCTGCTAAGACAACAGACGGCATTGGCGTTTTCATGGAACGTTTCTCAAATACTTGTCGAGAAGTTGCTCAAGGAGGAAGACGTGGTGCTTTGATGCTTTCAATTTCAGTACATCATCCTGAGATTGAAACTTTCATCAACATCAAAAGAAGTTTAGATAAAGTTACTGGAGCAAATATCTCTGTTCGTGTTTCTGATGAGTTTATGAATGCTGTAAAGGCAAACGAAGAATATGAAGTTCGTTTTCCTGTTGAAGCAGGGCTTGACGATTCCAAATATTTGGTCCGACAGAAAATCAAAGCTACTGACATTTGGAATCAACTTATCGAAGGTGCTCATGCATCAGCAGAGCCAGGCGTTCTTTTTTGGGACACAATCAAAAAGCGTTCACCAGCAGATGCTTATGCAGAGTTTCAGACAACATCAACAAACCCCTGCATTGTAGGGGATACATTGATTGCGGTTGCAGATGGGCGCAATGCAGTTTCAATTCGAGAACTTGTGGAAGCTGGAATGGATGTTCCTGTTTATTCTACTAATCTTGTTTCCGGAAAAACGGAAATTAAGATGGGAAGAAATCCAAGGAAGACTGGAGAGAAAAAGGAAATTTGGAAACTGGTTTTGGACGACGGCTCATCTCTTAAAGCCACCCCCGACCACAAAATCTTACTTTCAAATCTGAAATACGTAGAGCTTCAACATTTGAAGCCTGGTGACTCGATTTACCCATTCTACAGCTTCAATTCCAACGGATATCGCCAAGTATCAAACACGGGTGAAAAAATGGTTGGTGGAGCACACCGTAATCGTCGTCAATATCGTTTGATTGCCGAGTTCCATGGATTGGACTGTAATCCAAAAACACACGCTATTCATCACAAGAATTTCAACTCTTTAGATGATGGTATCGAAAATCTTGAAGTTATGCTTCATGAAGAACATCGTCGACTTCATTCCGAGAGAATGAAAGGGGAGCGCAACCCATACCATTCAATGAGTCATGAATGGAAGTTCAACTTTGCATCTAAACCCGGAAAATCAAATCCACGATACTCTGGCGTTACAAACGAGGAGCTTTTGCTAGAAGGTCGAAAACTGTTCGATGAAAATGGAAAATTGACCTATGGGATGTGGGCTGAACACGCAAAGAAAAACAAGTTGCCACAAATGCTTGCAAATGAATTCCGATTTGGTAGTTTCACCAACTTCGTTAACCAGGTCGCAACGAACCACAAAGTGGTTTCGATTGAGCACGCCGGTTTTGAAGATGTTTTCAACATCACTGTTGATGATAACCACAACTATCATGTCATTACTTCAAATGAAGACGAAAAATTCATAACTTCTTCCGGCATTTGTGTTAAAAATTGCGGCGAGATCGTTTTGTCGCCATATGATAGCTGCCGTCTTTTGCTTTTGAACGTTCTTTCCTTTATTGAAAATCCATTTGAAGACAATGCGCACTTCAACCGTGAACTCTTTCTTGAGGTCGCCAAAAAAGCACAAAGACTAATGGATGACATGGTTGATTTGGAGATTGAAGCAATCGATCAAATTCTTGAGAAGATCAAGAATGATCCTGAGCCAGAGGATGTAAAGAAGATTGAAATTGACCTTTGGAGCAAAATTCGTCAAGCTTGTGTTCGAGGACGCCGAACAGGACTTGGAGTGACAGCAATTGGTGATGCGCTAGCTGCACTCAATGTCAGATACGGTTCTGAGGAGTCAGTTGATTGGGTCGAAGTGTTCTACAAAACACTTGCTCTTGGTGCTTATACTTCAACGGTTGAAATGGCAGAAGAGCGCGGAGCCTTCGAAGCATTTGACTATGAACTTGAAAAAAACCATGAATTCTTGAAACAAGTTTTCTATGATGAAATGATGCCAAAAGACATACTGGTAAAGTGGGCTAAATTTGGCAGAAGAAATATTGCTCTTACGACAACAGCACCAGCAGGTTCCGTTTCTGTTTTGACACAAACAACTTCTGGTATCGAACCAGCTTTCGAAGTTGTCTATACACGTCGAAGAAAGATCAATCCGGAAGATGCCGTTTCAAGAGTTGATTTTGTTGATGCTCTTGGAGATAAATGGCAAGAATACAAGGTTTACCATCACCAATTCAAAAAGTGGATGGAAGTAACGGGATGGGAAAACGTTGAAGATAGCCCATATTGGAAGGCTAGAGCAAATGACGTCGATTGGGAAGCCTCAGTTGACCTCCAGGCAGCCGCACAAAAATGGGTCTGTCACGCCATCAGCAAAACATGCAACCTGCCCTCAGACGTCTCTGTGGATTTGGTAAAACAGGTCTACGAGCGTGCATGGGCGACTGGATGTAAGGGTTTCACGATTTATCGTGATGGTTCTAGGTCTGGTGTTCTTGTCACAGAAACAAAATCAGATGAAAAGAAAACTTCATCATTTGATGAGCATCATGCACCAAAACGTCCAGCAGAGCTTTCTTGTAAGGTTATGCACACTACAGTAAAGGGTGAAAAATGGACATTCTTTGTTGGAGTTTTGGATGATAAGCCATATGAGATTATGGGTGGTCTTTCAAAACTAATTTCTATTCCAAAAAGAGTAAAAGAAGGAAAGATTGTAAAACACAACGGACCTTCAAATCCTGTTGCAAGATATGATTTTCATTATGACTTTGAAAAAGGTCCAGAAGAAGAAACCATAATTCGTGATATCAACAAAGTTTTTGAAAATGCAACGGAAGCTGCATTTACAAGAACCCTATCACTTGCAATGCGCCACGGAACTCCTGTACAATATGTTGTGGAGCAGCTTCTCAAGGGTTCTGAGAAAGACGATGATCTTTTCTCGTTCTCAAGAGCTGTTTCAAGAGTATTGAAGTCTTTCATTGCAGATGGAACAAAAGCTTCCGAAAAGAAGTGTTCCGTTTGTTCATCAACTGATTTGATTTATCAAGAAGGTTGTGTGACCTGTAAGGCTTGTGGAAACAGTAAGTGTGGATGATGAAACAGGAAAGTAAACAATAAATGTCAAAAGAAAAAGTGTATCCGCCTCCGGGCTACAAGGTTCTAACATTTCGAATAGAATTTAGGGACCCTAATCGCACTCCCACAAATGAAGAAGTTGATATAGCGATGAAAGCCATTTTGGAAGAAATGGAAAAAAATCATGATTGTAAAGTTGTTACTCCTGAAATAAAAAAAGAATGGAAAGAAAGGCAAGAGGAGTGGTATGGGAAAAAATAAATGGATCATTGGAGAAACGGAAGATAAACAAAAGCTCGTTTGTAATAAAGATGAGCAAGGAAATCTTCAATTCACTTTCAATGGTGGTTGGACACTTCCCAAAGTCAAAATCGACAAAGAAGAATTCACTTCACTTTTCCATGACCTTTTTTCACCTGGGGAAAGTCTCCCAGATACAAGCGAGGAAGAAGACCCTAATGTCTGGGATGGTTCGTTAGATTGGCATGAGTGGAATGAAAGAAAAAGATGAGTACATACGTTCTAAAAACCCATCTTTATACTGGTGCCTGGAAAAACCAGTATGGAGCCGTCATTCTCTTCAAAGAAGAATCTTTTTTTGACGCATATCAATATGGGGTTGAGAAAAACAAGGGTAGTATAGAACGGTGGGAACTTAAGAGTTGGGAGTTTGATGGAGAGAACTGGAAACTCTTGAGAACAACCACAATCGACCCTTTACTTCAACCACATGAAATCAATCCTACTCGTGATAATGTTCTCGATTATTACAATATCGAGTTTTCTTTTGGAAAACCAATTATTGGAAAAACTAGTGAAAAAGATTTCAATGAAGGATTCATTGTCTCTGTTCCTGGGTTGAGTCCGTGTCCTTGGTGTGCTGCAAATATGGATACAGGTACATCAAGCTACAAAGCAGTTTGCGTGAAAAATCCTCTACATAAAGCTATTTGGCTTCCATGGGGAGGATGAAGTATGTCTAAAATAAAAATGTTTCTAATTGCTTATGACCAACGTGAGTGGGTTGGTTCTCAAGATCAACCATTCAATGATGGTCCTTACAGTGGATTCCGTCATAGAGAAATCGAAGTCTCGAACTTTAGGCTCTATCGAACGGACAGTTTCTATCCGGACATATCTCACATTTCATACTCAGATTATGAAACTATCGAAAATGATGCAGCATATGATACTGAGGGTCCGTTTGTTGCTGTTATAAACTTGTTTACAGACGGGGGAACATTTGGACGAACGAGTGGATATGTTGAAATTCATGGTGTTTTTCATGCGTCTGATCAAATAGCGATCGATGAGTGTGCCAAAAAGGCTCGTGAAAGAGATTACGGATACTTTGGAAATCTTGATCAAACCATCGTTGAACATTTTGACACAGCTCCATTTTTGACAGGGAGGTCAAAATGACATTTGATGAATGGTGGGTTGAATACACAACTCCAGAGATGAGAGCAGACCTAAAAGCATATTATGGTTTGACGTTTGAAACACTTCGTTCAATTGTCGAAAAGGAAGGAATTTGCCCTTCTTCTAAATTGGATATAAAAATTCATTCTTATCCAATTGCTGGTCGTACCCTCGGTTTCAAATTCGCTTTCATAAGCGACGGCGAAATTCTTCATGAAAGAGAACTTACACCTAAAACTATGTTAGGACCAGGGGATCTTTTTGAAGAAGATGCTGCAATTCCTCGCTATTTTTCAAATGATGGAAAGTTGTATAGAAAGTATGGCGGAAAATTAGAAGCAGGGCAACTTGTTGATGGCGAGTTTCAACCAGATGAGGTCAAATGAAAACAGAAATGAAGGCACGTATTCGTTGGTTGATGCACAACACCTTGGTTCATCCAATATGTGGAATTCTTTGGTTTTTTGAATTCAATGAATTGGCTGATCGGATCCATAATCTAGATGATTATGGTGAAATTTTCTTTGAATAAGGTAAAGAAATGACTGATAAAAAGTTAGTGTTCAAAGTTTCGGACTTTTTGGAAGAACAAGGATTTCTTGATGTAAATGAGGGAGAAGTCCCTGATGAAGCCACGAGACTTTCTTGGCAAGAAAGAAGAAAAAAAGATGATGAATATGATATGCGTCGGTCGAATGAAGTTCATACATTTTCCGCCACAAATGTTAGACCAGTTTTTCCTTACAATGAAGTTGATAGAAGTAAAATCCTTGCAAAGGTTTTATCGTATTTAGAACAAACTCCAACAACATATACAAATTTAGAAAGAACTTTTCTTTCTGGTTGGAATTCTCCAGTTCGTGGACATAGAGTTGATTTTCGAAACCTGATCAAGTATGCAATTGATAAAGGTTTTATCGAAATGGATGGATCATTGAAACTCCAATGTAAACTTTCTAGAGGAGAGTTTGAAGAAAGAAGTAGTGAGATATTGGAAGATTTGATTGAGGTCTAATGAATTTTTTGCCGAAAAGTGCAGCGTGGATTTTCTTTGCTCTTAGAGAAGACGGTGTCAAAACAAAGTTGATTTATATCAAAAACAAAGACATGAGAAACATTCTTGCAGCCAATCAAATATATTTCAAACATCTTGTTGGAGAGGTTTTCTTTCTAAATGAAGAACAGTTTGAGTTCTTGAACCAGAAGAATATCCTTGGAACGTTCCTTTTTATTTGAAAAGTCGAGAAACTCTATGATTGATATTCTTGGTAAAAACATTGTTTTTCGGATCAATAGATCCTGGTATGTGTTCCCAGTTGTCCATAACGATAAAGTTCGTCACTGTCAATACGAACAAACAAATCCAAAGACAACAATGCAAGGCAAGGTTGTAGGATTCACAGAAGGACGTTTTTTTCAAATTGAAATTGATGGCTTTCCAATAGGATCAACAGCCGAAATAATAGAAGAATGCATAGAAATAGTCAAGATACTTGATTGATTTGGGAGCAACCGCTCCCTTTTTCATACTTATTCTCATGACAAAACTAAAGAAAATTCTCTTTGAACAAGAAGATATGGTTCCAAAAGAACGTGGCTCAATGCATGTCTCAAAAGGTGATGACGAACGCTTTTGGGGAAACCGTGGAGCAGGCATTCTTCTAATTGCAAAAGATACAGGGAGACTTCTGTTGGTTTTGCGTTCAAATGAAGTAAACGAACCAGGCACTTGGGGAATACCTGGCGGAGCCATTGATGACGAAGATGAAAGCGAAGTTAGTGCCGCAAAAAGAGAAGCACATGAAGAAGTTGGATATCGTGGTCCAATCGAAATTCATGCTTCATATGTTTTCAAAGCTGCTAAGTTTAGATACTTCAACTTCATTGGGATCGTTCCAAAAGAGTTTGAGCCTCGACTTGATTGGGAAAATGATGAAGCTGGATGGTTTTCCATGGATGAACTTCCGTCACCTCTTCACTTTGGTTTGAAAGCCCTTCTTCAAAACTCCGCAAAGCAGATTGCTTCATTTACTGTTTCGGCTCAAGACCTTCAGGAGGCTTTCATTTCCGACCTTGATGAAAGAGAACTTCCTTCAAACGAAAGTCTGTGGGATAAAGCAAAACAGCTCGCGATGGTAAAGTTTGGTGGAGTTCCGACAAGTAAAGGTTATAAGTGGGCAAAGAAATGGTACCACTTCAAGGGCGGCAATTGGAATGAAGTAAAGCCAAAAGTCAGAGAGGCTCTCATTCATGAAATGAATGCAATTTCTGCTGGTGGCGCATCTCTTGTTTCATCGGGACAAATTGCTGGTTCTGCCAATGCTCCAATTGGTTCAAAGGCAAGAAAAAAAGCTAAGCAGAAAATGTGGGCAGAATACAAAATAAACAAATGACATTACCTCTTTTCATTGATGAAGAAAAAAAGAAAAAGTGGTCTTATGAGAAAGAGCCACTGACATACTATGTCATTTCAAAAAAGACACCAGATGAAGTGTTGATAACTGGCATTCCAAAAGGAACACAGGTTCTAAATCAGTTTGCCATGAAGAAAAGGATTCCAAACCCAAAACTTGGATTATTCATCTACTACTTGGACAATGCTCAAGTGACCGAAAAAAGAGGAAGAGCCTTTCTTTCTCAAGATGTAAAACCGGAAGATATTTTTTTCTTTGACTTTGGAGAATGGACTTCAATCATATCACTCTATCCATAACAGGACGTTGATATGTTGGAGTGGTTCAAGTCAAAAATATCAAAAAAACCATCAAAATCAAAAAAAGAAATACTCTCTCAACTTGAAAGAGGTGACCTTGTAAAGGTATCATTGAGAGACAAAGACTATTTCAAAAGATGTTATCCCGGAGGAACTTCAAGATTTGATCAAGAACTTATCAATGAAAGAGTTTTCGTTGGTAATATTACCAATTGTCATTGGAGACAACAAGAAAAGATTTGGGTTGTTTCAGTCTCAGTTGGAAGAAGATATGGAATGAGAGAGTTTCTTATTCTCGAAGATGAAATAGAACAGATTAGAAAGATAAATCAAAATGACGTGTGAAGTAAAGATAATCGAAGATACCGTTGGATATGGAAGAAGACTTACGACTTTTCAGTTGAGGTATCCACGTTTCATTCATTCTGAGTTGATGACCCACAGAGTTTTCAGTCGAAATGCTTCAAGCTCAAGAGCTATTCCAACAGCAAAGCTTCTTGAAATGGTAAAAATAGATCCAGCCATGCCTGTGTATTGGGGAAAGAATCAATCAGGTATGCAAGCAAATGAAGAACTTGATGAAGAGACAAAGCAGAAAGCAATTCAAGTTTGGCTTGAGACACGTGACCTTGTTGTTGAACAAACAAAGAAAATGATCGATCTTGGTGTTCATAAACAAATTGCAAATCGAATGCTTGAGCCATGGCATTACATTCACGTTGTTCTGACAGCGACAGAGTTTGAAAACTTCTTTGAACTTCGTTGTCACAAAGATGCTCAGCCAGA